GACCCGAGGTCAGGTGCAGGGCCCGTCGTATCTGAGGGCGATCTGCTCACGACGTCGAGGACCAGTACCCGAGCAGCCGTCTCGACCCGCATTCAAGCCACCGAAGCAAGCCGTCAGCTCCGAGGAGCTCGACGACATCATGGGAGACCTATGAGCATAGACCGTACCCAAGTCGCGGAAATCGAGGTCATCGCTGCCTGTCTGGCGGATGGAGCACACGCCATCGACGCGGCGTCCGACTACTGTGACGAGACCGATTTCGCCCACCCAGATGCAGCTGCGGCCATGCGTGCCATGCGCCAGCTCGTCGCACGAGGTGAGCCTGTGGACGTCGTTACCGTCTCGTGTGCCGTCGGTGGCGGCACATGGAACCTGGAGTCCGGCATGACGCACCTAGACCAGCGCATCATGGCGTGGCTGGCCGATCTGCAGTCGTCGGCATGGGGCGCCAGGGATGTGGTGCATCACGCGAAGCGGGTCAGGACTGCGTCGAGGCTGCGCCGCCTCGCGTCAGCATGCCGGGTCGGTCTGGACAGGTGCCAGGAGGTCGACGACGTACCGGACGCCGCTGGCCAGGTTGCCGATACCATCATCGAGGACGTGCTTCGGGTCGGAGATGCCGCCAAGGGCGCAACATCCATCGCCATCACGAGCGCCATCCGGTCAATGCTCGACGAGTTCAAGGCCAGGAAGTCGACGCCCATCGAGCAGCAGTACGCTCGGACCGGTATCGCTGCACTCGACGAGATCATCGAGGGTCTCAGGCCTGGGCACCTGTACCTGGTCGGTGGCGCGAGCGGCCATGGCAAGACGGCGTGGCTCACATATCTCGCAGCTCAGGCTGCCGACCGTGGTGGAGCTGTGCTCTATGCAACGGCTGAGGTTCCCGCCGAGGCCATCGCTCAGCGCATCACCGCATGCCTCGCTGACGTTGACGGTCGAGCCCTGGAGCGCATGGATCTCGACCGAGACGAGACGGTCCGAGTCGTTGCAGTCGCCCATCGAATCAAGAGCTGGCAGATGAGCATCCTCGACGCACCTGCCATTACCATCGGTCTACTTGACCGAGAGGTCCGTAGACGTCTCCAGCGTGAGCAGGGTCAGGTCGGAGTCCTCGTCGTCGACTACCTGCAGCTCGTCCGCGCGAGCCAGCGTCACGGCAATCGAGAGCAGGAGGTGGCCGAGGTCGCCGACGGGCTGCTCGAGCTGACGAAGCGGCACAAGATCGCAGTCGTCGTCGGAGCTCAGCTCAACCGCGCCAGCGGACAGCGCACCGACAAGCGGCCAGTCTCTGCCGACCTCCGGGAGAGCAGCAGAGCAGAGCACAACGCCAGCGTCGTGATGATGCTCTACAGGCCGAGCCTGCATGGAGAGGACGGCCAGGACGACGACGCCGAGATCATCGTCCGCAAGAATAGACTCGGTCCGCTGGGTCTCGCTCGTGCGAGCTACCACGCGCCGCACAACACCTGGAGGGATAGAACGTGAAGAAGCGCGCAAGCCGGACAGGCAGAGTAGTGGTCAAGCTCTGTAGCTGGACGCTCATGATCGTGTCTCGTCACGCTCAGCGGGCTGTGTGGTCGTTCACCTGGTCAGTGCGGACTGCCATCCAGGCAGAGGCGATGATCGAGGGTATTGAGCTACCAGACATCAGCCACCGCATCCCCCGGGAACTATACGTCGCAGCAGGGTGGCAATCGGCTTGGAGCGCCTCGACGCGGACTCGCGTCACCTCTCACCGTGTGGAAATCGACTATGTGGAATCATGGGCTCAGCGCTGCGAAGAGGCAGCCGCACAGGATGGATGGGCATCCGTCGGCGCGTGGTGGTCGATGCTGCTCGCACGCTGGGCTACCCGGCATAGATTGCCGTCAGATGGTATGCCTACGTTGCCAGTGCCGGAACGACGCGATGGACGTCAGCCGAGTGTATCCATGCCCAAGCCCAAGCCCGTGCGACGGACGATGCCTCGGGTAGAGCCACTGTACCGACATGCAACTTTCTTGGCGCAATCACGGTCCATGAGCCGATGGCCTGAAGGTCGTAGCCTCATCCGAGGGAGCATCACCGGCTGGCAGTACGTCAGTGCTGTGCAGCCATGAGCATCTCGACCAGAGCAGCCGCAGGACGAGCAGCCAGAGCGGATGGCGAGAGTCTTGAGGAGTGGCTCGACAGCTACCACACGAGGCTGGCTAGAGCTGGTATCGCCTGGGTGCGCCGCGTCGGGACGCCGGTATCTGTCCTCGGTCCTGTGAGCGTGGATCGTCGAGGGCGGCACATCTTCCGCGCAGCGTTCGTTGGCTATCAGGGAGTGGACTTCACGGGCTTCAGCTCGGAGGGGCGGCACATCGTCCTCGAGGCGAAGCATCACGGAGCTGATGGGTCCTGGGACTGCGGCATCTCTCCAGACGGTCGAGCCGTGGACGGCGGGGCACTCAACGTCCGCCAGTGGGACGAACTGGTCAGAGCGCATGCTCAGCAGTGCTTGTCCCTGGTCATCCTGCGGGCATGGGATTCGTGCTGGGCCCTGAGCGTGGAGAACATTGAGGGCCACGTCCGTCGAGCCCAACGACGAACCATCCAGCCTGGCGAGATCGCGCACATCGGCAGACGCCTACGTGGCGTCGAGTGGTGGCCGTCATGACGCCGGCTATCATCTTCGCCGCTGCAGCCCTGGTGCTGCTGTACAGAGGGCTGACATGACCGCGCTCTCGATGGTGCACTGGCTGCTCCTCGTCATGGGTGCCGCCGACACCGCCTGCGCTGAGTCGGGCCGTGACTACCGCGACGGGGCGGCCGTGCTCCAGGTGGTACGCAATAGGGCGCAGCTCGATCGCAAGGGATGGGCGCGCTACGACGGCACGCTCTCGACCGCGCTGTGGTCGCCAGGGCAGCATGCGCACGGCTGCCGATGGCCACTGACCATCGGGCATATCACGCTCGGCGTCGGGTTCATCGGGGACGCACTTCCGGCCCCGGACTGGAGCCGCCGAGCGCTGTGGTACTGTGGGAGATACGATCATCCTGGCTCATGCGTTGCCCGTGGTGGGCGCCGCATCGTCGGCCAGGTGCTACATACATACTGGGGGCGATGATGGCCCGTCCGACTGACTGTACTCCAGATACCATCGCTAGGGTCTGCGAGGCCCTCGAACTGGGCGTATCATGGGCGGCGGCGGCAGCTCATGCCGGTCTCGCTGAGCAGACTCTGATTACATGGCGGAAACGCGGGCAAACCGGAAAAAAGCCGTTTGCTGAGTTTCTGGAGCGCGCGACGCGCGCCCGTGATGCTGCAGAGACTCGTATGGCGGCAATCGTCATGCAGAGCGCGCAGGAAGGCAACGTTGGGGCGGCCATGTGGTGGCTCGAGCGACGGCGCCGAGAGACCTGGGGCAAGACCCAGGACGTTCAGATCCAGACGAGCGCGGATGATGGGGTGAAGCGCCTGCTGGAACGGCTCGCAAGCTCTGGAGGTGGTGACCATGGCCAGCAGTGACGATCTGCGGTCGATGGCCGAGAGGGCAGCTCAGTATGAACCGGCGCCGCAGCCTGGCGCATCCAGCGTCATCGATGAGCTGCTGTACGTCGTCGAATGCCTGTCGCTGCCGCAAGAGCAGCGGACACAGCTGCGGCAGATGCTGCACGCTCGGCGAGAGATGGGCCGGGCGAAGTACGGATGCGAACTGCAGACGTACAACGGCCGCAACGCCTGGAACGACTGTCTGCAGGAACTGCTCGACGCAGCCGTCTACATCACCCAGGCGAAGATGGAGGGTCGCTCAGTCCCGAGTGAGATCCGGACAGTCCTGCACCTGGTATCGACTCTCATCGAGGACGTCCCTCGGTGAGTCTGAGCCTTGCAGACCTGATCCCGTTGCCGTGGCAGGATAACGCACTCCGGGCCATTCTGAGACCATGCGGTGGGTACTACGCATGGGCAGGCGGCAAGGGGTCAGGTAAGTCGGTGCTGGTCGGCGCGACAGCGTGCATGCTGGCAGCGACCAGGCCAGGTGCCGAGATTGCACTCGTCATGGACTCGTATCCGAGCCTGAGGGACATCCATCTGCCCATCATCTCAGCTCTGGCCAGGAGCGCTGGAGGCGAGTGGAGAGCCACGGACACGGAGTTCCGCTGGCCGACTGGCTCGGTCATCCGGCTCAGGCATCTCGACACGACAGGAGACCCGCGCATTGGTGGCAGCCCCATCGAGGGCATGAATCTGCACGCCATCATCGCGGACGAGTGTCAGCAGATCGATGCCAGGTACTGGGCCGTCTGGGCTGAGCGTACTCGCGTCACGGCCGTCGATGCGGCTGGACATACGTGCTCTCCGATTGTCGTCGCCTCGGGCCTGCCAGTCTCTACGTGGTGGTGCACCCAGGCAGCGCAGGCGGGCGGAAAAGTCTGGAGACCACGCACACGCGACAACACGAACAACGACCCAGGATATGAGGCCCGCGTCAGGGCTACCATGACCGAGCGCCATGCTCGGGCCATGCTCGATGGGGAGGAGTACCTACCAGAGGGCCAGATCGTCGAGGAGTATCGAGCGCAGCTCGAACCCGATGGCGTGCTCGTAGACTGGACGCCCGACTGGGAGCGCACTAGGACAGTGCTGTCAATGGACCTCGGAGCCAGAGACCCACACGCGCTCCTCCTGGCCGAGGATGTCGCCAGGGGACGATGGGTCGTCATGCGCGAGTGGTACAGCACCGGGCGCCACATCACGATCGGCGAGTTTTGCGCCCGCATCGCTCGGGACGCTGCTCCTCGTCGCATGGCTGCAGGCCGCATCCCCATTGACGAGGTGATCGCAGATCCAGCAGGAGCGGCAACGTCCGCCCAGACTGGACATTCTGACCTTGACCTCATCTCGCTGCATCCTCCCGAGGGCATCGGACTGCGGCCCATTGTCGAGACCATCCCAGAGCGCCGATCCGTCGCCGGGTCGCTGAATCGCATGCGTCTGGCCATCGAGCGACGGCGTTTGATGTTCGCCCGCTCGCTGGCGGAGTCTGGCATGGCCGACCAGTCGGAACGGTCGCTGCACCGGTCGCTGCTCGGCTATCGATGGGACCCACGAGGTCGAGAGGAGCCGCTGAAGGATGGCGTGCATGATCACGCCGTCGACGCGCTGAGGTATGGAGCCAGGCGCGTGCTCTGGCACCTGTCGGAGCTGACTGGAGCCGACATCATCGCTCCACCCAGGACGCTACATCGGAGAGCACCACGACATGAGCAGGATGCTCGGTGATGCTGCGAGTAGAACGATGCTCTTACTTGTGGCATCGGCTCCATCCGGGTAACGTGCGCCCATGGTCGGAGTCGTCAGCAATGCAGAATCAGCCCGGCTGAGAGACGCCAGTGAGCGCCCCGGAGCCGATCTGGGCGTGGGCGGTGGCCGCTCGACTGGTGGGATCTACGGGTCTGCCTACGAGCACAACCGACGGCTCCAGGCCAATGCTGATCGGATCTCCGCATTCCGCCAGTGCATGACGCATTGGAGCGTCCAGAGCGGCGTGACCGCCTGGCGCGGCCTCTGCGAGATTGCGACATGGTCTATCGAGCCCGCCGACGACTCGCCTCAGGCGCTGCAGTATGCCGACCATATCCGGTCATGCCTGGGGGTCGGCACCGTCAGCCCCATCGGTACGGAGTGGCAGCTCGTTTTGCGGCAGCTCCTGAAAGCTCATCTCGAGGGCTTCGCCGTCTGGGAGATGGTCCCGGTGCAGGTCGGTGGTGTGTGGTACACGCCGCTGATGCCTCGTGACGCTGCGTCCGTGGCCAGGTGGATTGTCGATGAGGACGGTCGCCTTGCGGCGATCGAGCAACGTCCCCCCGTGGGCTACGGGACATTTCGGGTCATTCCGGCGTCGCAGCTGCTCGTCTACGTCTGTGGTGCTGTTGCACACGACGACTACTCAGGCGAGGGCATGCTGCGCTCGGTCGAGCCGCTCTACCGGGACGTAATCACGCTGCAGCAGCAGCTCGTCGCCGGCATCCGTCGATGGGCGACGCCGACTCCAGTCGCTCGTATTTTGCCCGAGGTAAGTCGCCAGTTCGGCAACCCAGAGACTCCGGCATTCGTCCAGCAGGAGCTCGCTCGCTACGAGGAGACCCTGCAGCTCTATATCGCACACGACCAGAGTTATCTCATGGTCGCTCCGTGGATCGAGCTGGATACGTTCGGCGGCGAGCTGGCGCACATGGGCGACGTGCAGGCCATCATCGATGCCCGGGATCGCCAGATTCTGAGCATCTCGTCGGCTCAGTGGATGATGCTAGGGACGACCAACAGTTCTGGGTCGTACTCGCTGTCAGAGACGCAAATGGCCGCTGCTCACGATGCGGCCCAGGCCGTGGACGACGACATCTGTCGAGGGATGCAGAGCTACATCGGTCGAGCCGTACGATGGGAGTTCGGGCCCGATGTGCCTGATGCGCTGCTACCGCGTATGAGAGCCGCTGGCCTGGCCAGTGAGGCATTCGTGCGTTACCTGTCGGTGCTGCCCAGCCTGGTGGCGGCCGATCTGCTGCGGCCTGATGATGCAGTCCGAGACGCCATCCGAGCTGCTGTCGAGGTGCCCGCCGAGGACCGCAACGCGCGTCCCAGGGGAGCCCGGGTCCGACCGTCAGCGACTCCAGCAGCTGGCATCCTGCCTCCTGCTGCAATCGTGGGGCAGGGCTGATGCCGATCCGACGCTCGCCTCCGCGTGATGTGCGCTCGGCAGTTCGCCGTGGGCTCCGCCTATACGACCAGGGGAACGGCGGCGACGGCCTGAAACCGGAGACAATTCGCCGCGCCCGCAGCATCGCCGAGGGCGCAGAGCAGAGCATCCAGTGGATCACGGTCGAGGCTCCAGCATGGTTCGCTCGGCACACCGCTACGCGCCCCGAGGGCGACGTATCGGGTACGCCCTGGGAGGCCGCGTGGCTCCTATGGGGTGGCGACGCTGGTAGAGCCTGGACCCAGAGAGAGCAGGACAGACGGGCCCGCATGGAGGCCGAAGGAGAGACCGTCATGGCCATGACGATTCCGACCGTCGAGGGGCAGACCCTTGGCGATTTCCTGGAGGAGCTGCGTGCCGCAGCTGCTCAGCGACTGCTCGGCATGGCTGGAGACTCGCCGCTCAGCCTGTACATCGAGGACGACAGCGTCACCGAGACCGATGTTATCGTCGAGGTCTGCGGCATGCCGGATGGCGATAAATACTATCGCCTGCAGTACTCGCGCGACCCGAACGGGCGCCTCATCGTGTCCGAGCCCGCCGAGGTGACCGAGGTGACGACGTTCCAGCCCGTCTCGGCGACGCTGGCTCGTGGCCTGGTGCTGGAGTCGCTGCGAGTCCACGCACCTCCTGCCGTCGGACTGACTCGCGGTCGACGGGTGCAGCTCCTCCGAGTCGGGCCTCTGTACGATGCCTACACCGGATCGTCGCTACTCGACATCACGGACAGCCTGTGCTCGCAGATCGCGTCCAGCGCTGCAGCGCTCGGGTACGGTATCCCAATCGACATGGGGCATAGCCTCTATCACGCTGCAGCGGACGAGGCTCCCGTGCTCTATGGGCGCATCGTCGAGCTGGAGGCTGTCCCTGGCGCTGGCCTGTATGGAGTCCCCGAGTGGACTGATGCAGGCCGCGCCCTGCTGGCCAGTCAGCCGGGCCTGTACTACCTGAGCCCGACGATGCTCGGCACTCCTCGTGATCCTCGTACGGGAGCCGAGATGCCTGGCCGCATCCTGCACAGCGTAAGTCTGACGGCTACGCCTCGACAGGACTCGCTCGAATCACTGGCGCTGTCACGCGCCGTTTCGGGGGCTAACGCCCCTAGAGGAGATGCCATCATGGCACAGCCGCAGTCCCCCACTGGGGGCGACCTGCTGACGCTGACCCGGGAGCGTGACACGCTGCTGGGACAGGTCGACACCCTGACGCGAGAGCGAGACGCCATCGCGCTGGAGCGGGACACGTACCGCGCCCAGGTCGAGCAGAGCGAGCAGCTTACGCACACCCTGACCGCTCGAGTCGAGTCGCTCGAAACCGCAGCTGCTCGCGCGAAGGCCGCAGCCGAGGTCGATGCCGCCGAGCTGGCCGGAAAGGTGATCACCCCCGACGCCCGCGTGGCACTGCTGTCGATGGCCGCCGAGCATCGGACGATGGTGCTCTCGCACATCCCGGTTACCCGGCCCGTGCGAGTCATTGGCCATGCCGCCAGCGTCGACACCGACCCCAAGGCCGCCGAAGCTGCGGCCGTCAACGACAAACTCAGCACCCTGCGAAAGGTGAAGTGATGAGCAGCTTGAAGGGCAACAATCCCAGCTTCCTGGCGGCCTCCTCCGTGTCTGCGGGCCTCAGCGTCAAGATCACCGGCATCTCTGGTGGCCTGACTCAGGTGGCCCAGTCCGATGACGGGACGACCGCCACCGGCGACGCCAACATCGGCACCGCGCTCGAGAGCGTCTCCGCTGGCGAGGTGGTCGCCGTGCAGGTCGACGGTCTCGTCGAGTTTGCGATCGCCGGTGGCGTGATTCCTCCTGGGTCGCGCGTCACCTGCAACGCCTCCGGTGAGTACGTGGCGGCGGCGTCTGGTGATCGGTCGGTCGGTATTCTCATCGGTGGCAAGAGCTCCACTGGCGCCACGGCGGCTGGGGCTCAGTGCACCATCCTCCTCAATGGCCCCCTGGACGTCGCGTAAGGAACCACAATGCCTTCTCTCAATAGCGTCAACGTCGTCTCCCCGCTGCTGTCCGGTGCTGCCATCGGCGCCGCTCAGCAGCTGTCTCTCGTGGCGTCTGGCCTGCCGCAGGCCCGCGTCCCGGCGCAGAGCTACCACGGCCAGGTGTTCATCGAGTCGTCTGGCAGCTACATGGGCTCCCCCCAGAACCTGAAGACGAGTCTCTCCGCCGACTACCCGCTGACCCAGGCGGGTGACCCGACGGTCGTCAGCTTCTCCTGTGAGGAGTACAAGCTCGCGAGCGCCATCGTCCCCGACAAGCTCCTGGAGCGCTCCCAGTTCCCGGCCGACCTCCTGTCTCGTGAGGCTGCGGCCATCGGCCGGAAGCTGGCTCTCGACATGGAGAGCCGTGTTGCGAGCCTGTTTTTCAACACCGGGAACTGGGCTGACTCGGCGCTGGCGGCACTGGGCGGTGGCGGCATCCAGTGGAGCAACTACACCACGGCGAAGCCGGACCTCGACATCGACGTGGCGATGGTCCTCGCTCGCGAGAGCGCCTATGGGCGCAACCCGGACACCATCATTCTGGGCCAGCAGGTCATCGACGCCTATCGTCGGTGTCTCCAGGCTCAGGGCGTCGCGGTGGTCGGCAGTGGTGCGGCTCGCGCCGACCTCCTGACCGAGTCTGACGCGATCTCGCGCATCGAAAGCTTGTTCGGTCTGAAGGTGCTGATCGGCTCGGCTCGGGCCAACGTGAGCGCTCCCGGGCTCGCCGTCTCCGGCGCGTACATCTGGGGCAAGTCGTTCTGGATCGGCTGCCTCCAGGATACCGACGCTGCCGTCGCTGGTTCCGACGTGATGGTCCGGCCTGTTGCGGGCCTCCTGATCGTCGAGGATCGCGTCGGCGCCGCCGGCATCAACATGGACGGCCTGACCCTGCCGATCGCAGTCAGCGAGCACATCTCCGAGCCGCCGAAGGCCAAGGGCAAGCTGGTGGCGGGTGAGTGCTACACGGACGAAATCGTCTGTGACACCAATCTCGGCTATCTCGTGACCTCCGTGGCCGCCTGATGCTCTACCGTTACCAGCCACTCAACCCCAGGGAGGTCATCCCCGTCCTGGGCATCTTCGGTCCTGGGGTCTACGACCTCAGCGCCGAGGACGCTGCACGCTTCGGCGCGCTGGTCAGTGGCGTCGGTGGCGGTCCCTCTCTCGTGCCTGAGTACGTCGTACCAGATTCAGTCTCTCAGGCCGTGGCCGACTTCATGGCGGCCGTATGTCTCCCGACCGACGCCAACCCCGAGACGACACCACAGGTCGTGTCGAGCCGCCCCAAGCGGAGCCGCTCGCGCTCGGAGGCATGATGCACTGGGGCCCCGCCTCGGAGTCCCATGCTCCACCCTCCACCGAGGTGGGGCCCCAGGCTCATGTGTGCGTCCGAGGTCCGATACTGCTCGCGTCTGAGCCAGTACCGGCATCCATCGAGGCGCTAATCGACCGCCGATCTGCCATCGCGGACTCGGCTGGTGCTGACGTGGCTGCCTCTCTACGAGCAATCGCTCAGCGTCTAGGACCAGCACTCGAGGATTACGTCGGTGGCGGCTCGCTCGACTCGGTGCGGGCGCGTATCTACGCACTGCAGGTCGAGGACATCATCGCCATCCTGGGAGACATCACAGATCAGGATGGAGTACCGCTCATCGATCTCGCGCAAGAGCAGTGGATCGTATCTCTCGAGCAGGTCGCAGCGGAGGCGCTCAGGACCGCCAGCGCTGCAGGCCTGGACGTCACTGGAGAGACGTTCGATGCTGAGGGCTACGTTGCTGCCCTGGAAAGTCGGTACGCCAATGCTGCCGATCTCTGGGAAACGGTGGTCGAGCGACCGACGGCCATGAGAATTCTCCAGTCTTTCGATGCTGCGCTCTTCGCTGACAACTGGGCATCGGCGTCGAGCATCCTGCGGGACTCCATCGAGAGCAGCATGGGCAGCATCGAGACCGATGTCAGGACGGAGACCGCGTCATTCGATCGCTACGTCGCGGCGACCACTGCACGCTCAGCAGACCCGAGCGGTGAGGAGCTGGCGTGGGTCTACGCTGGTCCGGTCGATGGCCTACAGCGGCAGTTCTGTCGAGAGGTCTACGACCTCGCGTGGACTCGTGAGCAGGTTGCACAGCTCCGCAATGGGCAGGCAGGGATGCCACCTATCTTCTTCGGTGGCGGCTATAACTGTCGGCATCAGTGGGTGCAGATGTCCTGGGCTGCGGCACAGAGACGCGGTATCCCTCAGGCGACGGCGGCCGATGTCGACCGCGTCAACGCCCTGTATTAGGAGCCACATGCGAAAAGCGACCATCGGCCACCCGCTCGTCCTCATCTACCAGCCCAGCGCAGCCTCGATCGTCCCGACATCGGTGACTGCTACTGTCCACTGGCCAGCTGGTGCCCAGGCATACGTAATGGCACGCCAACAGGGGGCGACCATCTCGGGGATCGACGACAGCCGCACTCGGCTCACTACAACGTGGACATCTGGTGAGCCAAGGATGCAGGCAGGCGTGCCCGAGGCCGCCTGGATCGGCGAGAAGTCTTACGGGCAGGTGGCGGTCCGTATCATCAGAGTCGATGCCACGTACACCTATCTCTCTGAGCCGCTGCCGACCGATGTCGACGCCGTCCAATGCGGGATCTACCTGCTGACCTGGCAGGCGACCATCCCGGCTCTCCATTTTCCCGCAGCTCCGGTCCGTCCAATCCTAGTGCAGTACTCGTACTCGGCGACCGTCAGCGGTGAGACGACGATCCAGGGCGTAGAGAGCGACTCGATGGCCGTAGTCTGGGCCGAGTTCTCGACGGGCCTGACCGACCAGGAACTACTCAGGGGCGCAAACTGGGCTCGGACTCTGTACCAGCCTGGAACCAACGGTTATGCAGACGCGATCTCGACAGCTCTGACGTCGCTCATCGGTCGCATCCGGCCTGAGCTGCCCGATGGAGCCTGGGAGGATCAGCTCGCCGGGGCCCAGTTCCGCCGAGCGCATCTCCTGGCAACGCAGCTGGTCCTGCTCGACGACATGGCCGGACGTGGCCAGCCCCGACCAGAACTGCGGACGACCGTCGCCGCTGAATACGAGGCAGAGGTAGCTCGGTGCTTTAATCGCCTCGAACTGCTCGACCTCAATGACGACAACATCATTCAGCCAGGAGAGGCATCATCGATCGCAGTCTCTCCGCTCTCCCATGTGACGAACCAGCATCTGGTCGAGTTCGCTCGACAGCCGCTCCCGACTATCGTCCACCGGCCTAGGATGGATGATCCTCGATGAGCCTCCAGGTGAAGACCACCGGCAGCATTCCGACGCGGGTCTGGGATGAGCAAGCGATGCAGCAGCTCGCGGTCCGCATCCGTGGCGACATCGTCTATCGCTCCCAGGTCGAGGGACTCGATGTGCGTGATGCACCCTTCTCGGCCTACTCCGATCAGCCGATCACGGTCAGCTTCGGATCTGAAACGGCGCGTCGACTGGCGCCGAAAGGTGGCTCGCCTGCCTATGGTCGCGGTCATCCTCGACGTCTAATCAAGAATGGTCGAGCGCCTATCGGTCGAGGCTGGACCATCACCGGGCGCCACTATGCTGACGGCTATGGTCAGTACAAGTCGGAGAGCCGTCGAGGCCTGGTGTCCAAGTCAGGCCGATCTGGCACGCTGGTCGACCTGACGCTGTCCGGCGACATGTTCCGCTCTTTCCGGGTGCTGCGTCATAGCCGCTACTCTGCGGTGATTGGGCTGACTGGCGCTCCACGAGTCTATGGCCCCGAGGTCGATCAGCGGCGTCAGTGGATCGGCCTCAGTCCCGGCAATCTGGCCATGGCCCAGGATGAGGCGTCGTCGCTAGTCGTCGAGGTAATGGAGAGGAGCGCCAGCCGTGTCACTCGCTGATGTGATCTCGACTATCACCAGCGTCATCTCGGGACTGGCTCCGACGAGCGAGCCGTCTAGGACGTTTGTGCCGGTACAGGTCGAGGACTGGATGCCCTTGGAAGATGTCGCGGCAGTCAGGAGCCGAGCGTTCCGAGTGGACGCAATCGGCTCCGTGCTGCAGGACAGATACGTTGGGCTGACCGTGCACTATCCTGCACACGACCTGGTCGTGAGGGTCTGCTATGCGAGAGGCGACTATCGGTCACCGCACCTGATGGCGTCCATCATGGCCGAGGATGCCGCAACTATCATCTCTGCCCTGATGCCTGCCTCGGCGTGGGGGAGCTACGCAACCAATCTGTATGCCCTGCCTCCTGTCGAGCGGCAGGAAGTACCAGCCGCCGACGGTGGTATCCTCGGCACCATCATCAACATCCGCCTGCGGGCAGAGTGGGAGAGACCATGAGCACCGGCATGAACAATGGAGCGACCACGATGGTCGCCGAGGAGTCCAGTTATGGCAGCGTCGATCCGACCGATGCCCGCGCCCTGGATACGACAGCTCTCCAGGCACTGACCTGGTATAGCCTCCGGGTTACGCAGGATTCATTCGCGGCTGGAGCTGGCAGCCTGAAGATGCCCACTGACGAGCGAGCCGATGTGACGCTGGCTGGCGGTCGTCAGCCGCTGCGGGTCCTCACTGCTGTCGACGCCAGTGGCCCGGTGCGCTCCATCTCGGGTGATGTACCGCTCTCGATGGAAGCGCGTGGTATGGGCGCGAACCTGCCCTCAGCTACGGGTCTCGGTGTGCTGCTGGCCTCTGGGCTCGGCCTCATCCAGCAGGCCGCCGGGGCTGCAGTCACTGGCACCTACGTCACGCTCAACACGTTCTCGGTCCCGAGCGCTGGCGTGATCTACCCGGGAGACATCGTCGCCGTCACGCAGCCGGATGGAACGCTGCGAGCCGTCAAGGCTTCGGACGTCTCAGGGCTCAACGTGGTCACGACGGTCGAGCCGCACGGCATCCCCGCTGCTGGTACTGCGACGGTCCGACTCTGCCATCAGTACTACATCGCCTCCGATGCTGTGCCCTCGGGCGGCAGTGTGGCGGCTCAGTACGCTCCCCGGGACGGGTACGATACGATCTTGGCAGTCGGTGGGCGGGTCGCGAAAGTGGACATCACCGCTGGCGGGACGGGCGCGGTGGACATCGTGGTCACGGTCCGATTCGGGGATGGCCAGTACCAGATGAGTACGACCATCGCTCCCACAGAGCCGCTGCTCATCGGCGCGGCTGGCTCTACCGCCATGCGGACGCGGGTCGCCCCTGTCCTGGTCACGGCCGATCATAGCTCCGACTCTGCGCCGTACAGCGGGACCGCCACGGCATTCCCCGTGCGAGAGTGGTCGGTGAGCATCGAGCTCGACCTGGTGCCGGTGTCCGATCAGGGCACTCGGAGCCGGATGAGCGACATGCGGGTCAGCTCGGCGACCCTGTCCGGTTCGATGACGGTCGACTCGCCCAACTCATTCGCGGCAGACCTGCGCGAGTGGCTGCGGAGCAGCCAAAAGCGGGGGATTGGTTTCGCTGCCGCTGGCGCCAACGCCGCTGGAAACGGCTGCGGCATCTGGGTGGGCTCGGTCGAGCCGTCGGAAGATCCCGGGTACACGTTCGCTCCGAACGACCGGACTCAGGTCGTATCCTTTCGCGCTGGTGACTACGCTGGCGACGGCAGCTCGACGACCCCGACCGATGCGGCTAATACCCCATGGGTGCTCTGGTTCGTCGCCTGATACCGGTGTAGTCTCCGCCTCGGAGGTGACATGGGATTCCACCGAGCTACGCGAGCTAACGAGACCAAACGGCTGCCACTGCTCTGCGACCCTGAGCTGCGGGACAGGGTCGCACGATACATCCTGAGAGTCGGTCCGGAGCGAGAAGCCCAAGAGGCCGAGGCCGATAGGGTTCGGTCCGTGTTCCGGCTATTCGGCGAGACTCTCGATCCGAGTGTGCTGCACCAGCTCGGAGACGACATCCTCGACGGCGTGACGCACGTTACGATCCGAGGTCTGAGCGGTGAGCAGTTTGCTGCAGCTACTGACGCCGCAGCACTGGCACACGACGAGCAGCCGGCAGTTCCACTGCGGACCTTGGTTGAGGCGGAGTACATCCGAGCTGGCCTGGTAAGCATCGACTCATTCGATGAGACGCGGGGTCCGACTGGGTACCCAGTCAGGGTGCTCTATGCAGCTGGCGGCATCGGCAGGCAGTGGCCACAGGTACGAGCCGAGGTCGCAGCCCGGATTGACGCATGGAGCCACCTGGGAAAACCGGCGGGCTCGTCATCCGCGCCCTCGTCAGGCGAGCCAATGCCGAGCGACGCGGGGCACACGTACCCATCTGTGACGGCTCCTGCCGAGGAGTAGTCAGCGCTCATCCGGCGGACTGGCTCACGCCCGTGGACGTGGCTCCTGATTCTGAGGCGGGAGAGTGGGTGGACGGACTGTCCTGCTGGCCAGGAGGCGAGCGCGCTCCGTGGTGCCTGGACTGGATGGCCAGGTCTGCGGCTGTGCAGTACATCCTTAGGGCTCGAAGGTGGTGCGAGGCTGGCCAGCCCATAGGCAACATGTCTGACCTGCCACCTGTGGTGGTCGACGGTGTGCTGACAGTCGGAGCAGAGTGGGATACCATCACGGCCGAGGAGTCGCGCCACCGATGATTGCACGCACTGAGATTGAGGTCAGCATCACCGGAGCGATAGAGGCTGAGCAGCAGCTGCAGTCCGTCGCAAATGCCGAGCGAGAGGTCGGCACCGGCGGAGCCAGGGCGTCGACTGGTGTCGATAAGCTGGCATCGTCGATGCGGGCAATCGAGCACGAGGGTCGGTCCGTCAGCACGGGCCTCGGGTCCGTAAGCTCCAGTCTCGATGGAGCGAGAGACAGGCTCGGATCTACGCTCTCGGCTTTCAACGACTTGGGAGACGCCTTTCGGCTCGTCGGCGCCGGGCTGGCTGGTGGTGCGCTGTTCGGCGGATTCGCTGACATCGCAGAAGTCGTGGGCCTCATGGGCGACAAGTTCGGACTAACAGCGTTGCGCGTCGACCAGATGGTCGCATCCCAACGCACGCTATCCGCCGAGCTGGTCGCGCGTAAGTTCGAGGTAGAGGACCTCGGCGACGCCGTAGACAGATATGCTCACAGCCTCGGACTCGCGAGCCAGGCGCAGCTGACATTCCGTGAGCGTCAGGAGGCTCTCCGCAAGATCGCAGCCGGAGAGGTCACCTCGATGGAGATGCAGGACGCCCAGGCCGCTAAGCTGGCAGACGCTCTTGCTGCCGCTAACCAGCGGCTGGAGTCGTTCCGCCGTGATCGAGTCTCCTTCATGTATGAGGTGACTGCGGCAGGCGGTGAACGCCAGTTCGAGGCGGCGCTGCAGGGGCGGATCGACAGGCTCAAAGCAGACCTGGATCAGATTAACCGGACTCAGCTCGGTCTACTCGGGCGCAAGGGCGCTGACCCGATGATGGATGCGGTGAGGGACTACGGCAGCGCCATTTTGGAGCGAGCCAAGGTCACTGTTGCGGTCACAAAGGTAGGGCTGCAGCAGCAGGCGCAGCAGTGGTCCAGGTTCCTGGCCGACACCGTGGCCAAGATGCAGCAGTCCCCCGCTGGCGCACAGGCCAATACCGCTCGCGCTGGCGCGGCTAAGCCTGAGCAGACGCTCGGCGACATCATCTCAGGCATTAGCGGTCAGGAGTCTCCGCTGCGCCAGATGGAGACGGCGGCTCTCAGCGGTATCTCCGAGGCGGGCGGTCGAGAGGACGTCCTGAGCAGGCTGTTCGGGCCTAGCCAGGAGGAGCAGGATGCACTGCGAGACTCGCTGGTGGGGCCGCTGCAAGGCGGCCTCGAGCAGGCGCTGTCCATCGCAGAGACGCTCTACAGCAATATCTCGGACATTCTCGCGGCAGAGCCTGAGGAGTCTCCGTTCTCTGGCCTGCTGGAGGGGATGCGTACGTCGGTCTCTCAGATGGCGGCCGAGGCGCAGAACGTAGGCGGCATCATGTCCAGTGTGGTCTCGACGTTCACCTCTGGCGTCGGAACGATGGTCACAAATCTCATCGTGGCTGGAGAAGCTGGAGCGAAGTCGGTCCGAAAGACCATCGGACAGGCACTCGGCGGCATCTCTGCCCAGGCGTTCGGATATGCGACCCTGCTCACCGCGCTCGGCGTTGCGGCATCTCTGGGCCTAGTCGGCCTGCCTGCAGCCCCCGGCCTATTCTCCGCCGCTGGCGTGATGGCTGCTGCGGGTACTGCTCTCGCGCTCAGTGCACGGGCCATGGGTGCGAGCGGTGTGGGAGCCTCATCTGGTGGCAGTCGCGGTGGCGGTGCGCGTGGTGGCGAGAGCACGCCATCGGCTGCCAGTACAGCCCCAAGATCCGATCGGCAGTCTGGCCCTCAGCCGGTTATCGTCTACATCGGAGAGGACGTGGTGACGAGAGGTGTCACCAGTTCGGCTAGGCGCCAAGATATGCGAGGCGGCATCGCTGAGCCTCGGCTAGCAGTGGTGGGATAAGCATGACGGTCGCAGCGCTCCTGGCCGGTGTCGATGCTGCTCGATGGGCGGGCATCACGCTCCTGACTCGCTCCGGAGCATCTACCATCATCCCAGCGGTGACGGCGATGCACGATGGTGGCCACTATCCTGATGCCGTGTCGTTTTTGACCGGGTGGTCTGCAGCTCGGTCGCTGGAGAGCCAGATGACGGCACAGTGGACCGCTGCCGGTGGCGCTGGCACGCTGACAGCAGGCATCGATGCCGGAGGTCGGGTCTACGTCAGTCTTTCGGGCGGCGGATCTGGAGCATTTACCGTCACTCCTGGCACGTCAGACCCATGGGGCTGGGGTGGCGTCGTTACCAGCTCTCCATCGGGCACGTCACAACGGGCGACCGCCACGGGCCTCTGGCTACGTGGTACGGCATACCTCGACAGCTCGACACGGTTCGTCGTCGCCAAGGGAGCTGTCTCGATCCAGGCGGCCATCTATGGTGGCACGCACCAAGGCATCCCAACGGTATTCATCCCGCCAGGTGAGGCCGATGCGGACGAGGTCACCAGCTGCCTTGAGGACTGGGACAATGACGCACGAGACAGCGTCAGCCGCCGCATCAGATGGTGCATCGACGGTAATGGTCGCGTCGTCAACTCCTGGCCATCCGCGACCGGATGGTCGCCGACGTGGACCGATGTGGACATGATGCGGTGGCTCGGGTTCACTGGCTTTGAGCTACCGGTTACCGCCAATCAGGTCACCAGCATCACGGCCACGTACTCCGCTCCATGCAGTCTGGTGATTCGGTCTGGTGTCGAGGTCGCAGATCGGTCCACCGAGTCGACGGGATCAGCCCTGGACCTGGCATCAGGTCGAGTCTCCGGTCGTCGCGTCTCCAGCTGGCGGGAGCTGACCATCTCGGCACAGCTATCAGGCGGTGTCGGAGTGCGAGAGTCTGAGAGCGGGTATGCAGACGAGGAGATGGTCTATCAGGCTCGCGTCGCTCCTCATCTCTGGCCTGGTGCTCGAGTAACGCTCCTGCCCCAGTGGGGCGATCCGCGCATCGGCTATGCGCTGGCAGAGCAGGTCGAGGCGGGCGTTCAGCCCGAGGTACAGAACGAGCTCATCCGCTCGGATGTGGGTGGCATCATTGGGCGGCAGCGCTGCCAGATGTCCACCGGGGCAGATCGGCGCACAGCGACCGCCTACGCCATGGGATCGCCGCGCGTGGTCACTCGGATCGGTGCGGTACTGCGGAGGCTACCCAGTGGCCAATAACGTCCCTCTTTCGATGCCGGTGCCCGACATCGGGCTACTCCTGGCAGGGCAGTCACTCGACTCGCAATCCATCGAGCCGCTCGGCCAGGCCGTAAACTGGCTCGCGGCTCATCTTGGGTCGGCGACGCCTCGTGTGCTGCAGCTGTATCCGTCCGAGGGCACGTCCCGGCCTGGTACCAGCCTGTGCCGCTATACGTCACTCGTCCAGCAACAGGTGTCCGAGTGGCGCATCCCGGCGACCCGTGGTGCGTCGTCCGTGGAGTGCTATCTGTACTGCATCTCGACCTCGTCAACCTCGACTGTCCGGTGGGACTCGGTGGCGCAGGGCGATTCAGTGACCACGTTCCTCTCGACGTCCTGGACCCTAGTACACGCGACGCTCGACATCGACACAGCGGCCGGATACGAGACGATCCGCATGTACCTCGATGCCGGCGCAGCTCCTGCCACCATCCAGGTTGGAGCGGTAATGGTCATGGTTGACCCTGCCGCATCGCTCCCATCGACATCCTGGGTGGTCCCGTTCGATGAGGACGAGCTGGCTGTCAATCAGTCGCTCAATGCAGAGCAGGGCGTCAGGATCTGTAACGACCTGGCGACGATGCGGGTCGAAGCGCCGCACGTATACTGGTCGTGGTCGAGCTTCGCTCACGAGGCTACAACTCACCCAGAGTCACGCTACATGGTCGCCTGGCCACACTGCATGACCGCGCTGGTCTGGGCAGATACGCAGCGTGAGGAGTGGAACCTGACCATTCATGCCAGAGTCCAGCAGGGCACGTACGACCAGACTCTGACTATCCACGCTCACGTCGGAGCATCGGGCCCGTATCAGCGCAGCGTCACGCTGCAGGTGCCAGCCGGGGCATCTGAGATATGGGTGACAGGTAGCATCAGGCTCCCGAACCACCGGAGGGTCGCACGCAACATGCCCGCCGGGTGGGAGACGATCATGCTAATCATCTGGCCAGAGCCCTCGGCTGCTGACGCCGTGAACGAGTGGACTCAGCTGCAGGGAGAGCCACCGTCTGCTCTCTCGAGTCGGTCGCTAATGTCCCTCTGCGTCTGGGGTGCCTGATGGGCTCACCAGTCTCACCGCTCTGGAATCCTCCATCACCGTCGTCGGTAGTCGCATGGCAGCCAGTGACAGCCCGACAGCTGGTCACGATGGCCAGCGCCGAGAATCATCTCTCTGGCATCCAGGCCAGAGGCTTCGCCCCTGCATCGGTATATCAACGCGCCTCGTATGCGTCTGCGGCGTCGAGCGATGTCGGCTATCGACTATCAGAGCCGCCGAACGTCGTAGATTGCGTATGCCCGTACTGGGTGCCGCCTGGCGTCGAGCTGCTACACATCGTCCTCATCGTGCTCTCAGACCCTGAGCCTGACTCGCCAAACAACACGTCGATTACGGTAACCATCGAGGACCAGAGCGGCTCGTCAGTCGATGATGGGTGCACCTGGCAATTCTCGGCAGGTACGCTGCCGGGCAGCGCGGTCCAGACGATCGGAGAGCGAGTGCTGCGCCCATACGTCATCGAGAGTGGCACGCGATTCAGCTCGCTGGACCCTACGTCCGGCAGCCCGACGCCACCTCGCCGGCTCTCCGTCTCGGGTAAGGGGTCGTCTATCGTGCTCGTGCGAGTCGGGGGCAACAACGCTGCAGTCGTCGGCCTGCACATCATCCCACTGCCGCCGGAGTCCATCGCATGACCTGGGGATTGCTCGACCGCCGACCGCTAGCATGGTGCATCCAGATTGCTGGGGTCCCGTACCGGTTCTGCTCGACCGTCGGCCCAGGTACTGACGTGCTGGATGGCCGACTGTACGACTACACCGGGGCATTGGCTCAGTCACCGATTGACCTGCTCGACGCCGTGCTCGACGTCGGGCCCATCGACGGGCAGCTCGACGACGTGGCTCCCGTCGCGTCGCAGAGTCCGGTCGAGATCAGGATCGTTGCGCGAGATGCACGCAGAGCTGATACCGGTGCGCGTGTGCATCCGCTCGAGTCGTTGCTGCGGGTGGCGGGTCACTCCTCTGCGACACGGTCCGTCCGGTTGCTCGTTCCAGTGGATCACGCTACAGCTGGCTCGGGGCCTGAGGATATTCAGGTAGATCGAGACGTCTCCTCGTGGACGATGCCAGGACCGATCCACGTCGGGCAGGAGGTCCTCTGGGCGATCTCGACCAGCTCCGTCGGTGGGTACTGGTTCGTGGGCTGCACTCGAGGTGCTGACCTGTGGTCGACCCAGGCCCACGACGTTGATGCTGTGTACGGCGAACAACCGTGGGTCACGAGCGAGGTGACCACCTGGCGCGGTAGAGCGGCGTCTATCTGGGTATCCGCGCTCGGCAGCGATGGTCAGCCACTGGGCTGGGTGCAGTACTGGCGCGGGCTGGTGGACTCGGCGCCGGCCTACGATGGTCGGACCATCACGCTACGCCTGTCGGCTCTGACAGCGGCCATGAGCTATCGTCTCGGAGTCGGGGCGATGGCAAGGACGACGACGAGCGTCCTGGGTTGCCACCGACTTGATCGAGGGACTGCTGACGTACTCGACTGGCAGGTCTCAGCCGACCGACGCATCGTCCTCAGGGCGACTGCGGCCAATGCAGTCACAGGCGCTGTGACGCTCGATGCACAGTCGCAGGCCTATATGGTTGGAGTCACGGGCGTGCGGCAGACGGTCGTGGCCTATGACGCTGGCAGCCGCACTCAGGTACAGCCAGTCGGATATACGGCTCCAAACCTACTGCTGCCAGTCGGATCTCAGGTGCTCGCTGATATTGTCGCCAACGTGGCCACGACGGACGAGCTGCGGCTGATCGGTGAGGTCTCGTACCGGTCGCCTCTGCGTCTCTTCGATCCGTCGGCGGATCACGAGATCGTGGCGTGGCCTGATCGGCTGCTCGACACGATCAACCAGCCTCAGGCGTGGCAGGAGGTAGTGGCCTGCTGGGCTGATCCATCAGCTGGCGGTCTGCAGCCTCGACCGTATGAGGCGCAGCTCGCTAGGTCGGTCGAGGCATGGGACCTATGGGCATACGCCCTCGACGACTCCGACTTGCAACGGGCCTGGATCACCTGGGTCCGGGGTGGTCGTTCATGCCGCGCTGGCTGGCTCATCGGAGAGACAGCTGACCAGGTACGCCAGGACCGAGATCCACGTACGAGGCTCATCAGAGATCCCAACGCCTTCACGGTGCGTGGGGTGCGTAATGCCGCGCCAGCACAGAACCACTACGCTCACGACGGTCCGGCCTGGTGGTGGTATCAGAACGGAGAGCCCTACATCGGACCATTCGCGGCGGACGTGTACAGCGGCAGCGGGACACCGCAGCTGCTCGAACTGACTGGCAGCGGAGATCCGAAGCGCATCTGGATCATCGGCTCTTCGTCTGCAGTGAATCCCGTAACCGGAGAGCTAGTCTACTGGTACGAGGTCCGAGACCCCGAGAGCGCTCCCAACATCCTGCTCCTCGAGGACGACCCGCCGCTGTCGGCTCAGGTGGTAGCAGCTGCATACGGTGCCGATCCGATGGAGTACCTGCTCTCTCTACTCCTGAGCGGCGTAGGCAACGGAGACAATGGCCTGCTCGATACGCTGCCCATCGGCGCCAACCTGCCAGGAGTCGCTGTCGATGGTATATCGTTCCAGTCGTTGGCCGCTCCGGCGCCGCTCCTGGGGCAGAGGTATGAGGCGGTCCGAGGCAAGAGCATCACGGACCAGACAGCGGGGCTCGTGCTCTCCTGTGGGGCTCAGGTGGCGCAGGTCTATCACCACACGGGCACATGGCGCATCGGTCTGATCACGATGGCGGCAGCAGACGCGACTCAGGTGGCGCTCGACATCTCGGATGCTGACATGGTCGTCTCTGCGGGTCGGGAGCCAGTCCAGACCATCTACGATGGGCGCACGGTCCGTGCCTATGTCGTGAGATTGAACTACCGCGCCAACGTGCAATCGGATCAGCCAGAGGAGATCCAGATCAACACGAGCACAGAGCGCAACGACTCTGGTGCTGACTCTGGCCAGCCGCTCATGTTGGATCTGCCAGGCGTCCAGATCGCATCAGCAGGAGGTCGAGCAGCGGCAGCGGCCGAGCTGGTCAGCGACATCCGCTCGCGCGTCGGTGCGCCTCGTCTGCGCTGGGTACTGACCATCCGAGCAGACCTCGACGGCGCAATGACGATCAGCCTCGGCTCCACGGTGCGCCTGACGTCCGAGTATGCGCTCGGCATCGACCCGACGACGACGGCCAGCAATACCCTATGCCGGGTCGTAGGTATGCGCCGAGATTTGCAAGAGGGCACGCTCCGGCTAGAGCTACGGCCATACTCCGGCATCGCTGGTGGCTGGGCACAGTCGGCCACCGTGCTCTCGGCTCCTACCCTGACCCAGGTCGTCATTCAACCAGACGACTACAGCGCAGCGGACGTCGAGTTGTTCTCGATTGGTGACGTGGTAACCGTGTTTACTCCTGGGGCCTGGTCAGCGCGGACACAGCTGACCATCACGAGCATGATCAAGGCGAGCAACATCATTGGCTTCGGGGCTCCCCATGGTGCTGCACCTGGGGACATCATCCATGCGGCCAGCTACTCAGCGTCAGCAGTGGCGCAGCGTGGACAGGCCTACCTGGCTGACGATGGCATCCTCGGCGCAGCAGACGATGGGCAGATCATCGCCTGATGCGCGTGAGGAAATCGCGTGGTACGGTGGGCCATGCACAAGGATGCAAACGCCACATGGACAGCATTGGGACTGCCCGCACGGCACGCGCTCTGGCGACTCTTTGCGACCCATGAGCCGCCAGGTCTGACGGTCTCGGACGTGCTCGTGCGTCATGGGTGCATCCAGGTCGTCGGCGCTAGGTGGGAGCTGACCTCGTGGGGTCGTGAGGTGGTCGAGCATGCCCTGGAGTCGTGCTGATGCTAGTCACACCACACTTCAGCGTGGCGGAGCTCACGCACGGCCGAGGCTGGTGGAGCGTCGACCCTGCTGGAGAACTGGCCAGGTATGAGCGTCTGGCTGTCGAGACACTGGAGCCGATCCGGCTGCTGCTAGGTGTGCCGCTGCAGGTACTATCCGGCGCGCGTCCAGCCGAGCACAACGACGGCGGCCGGGCCTCGTCGATGCACTTACCACCCGTACAGCGAGCTGCTCCTCAGCTGCGCTATATGGCACGGCCACCAGCTGATCGAGGGGCTGCCTGTGACTTCGTGGCTGTCGGGCTGCAGTGCGATGCCGTCTATCACGCCATCGACGCAGCGATGAAGTCTGGCCGCCTACCGCATGGCGGTTTGTTCTGGTATGCCTCGACGCCTGGCCAGCCACCCGGCGGTCGATTCGTGCACGTAGACAACCGTGGCACGCTGGCCAGAGAGCGTGCTCTCACTCCTCCGAGGTAACATATGCCGTCGTCGATTCCTGACATTTCCGGGTCGGAGTGCGCTTCACTCCCGCCGATTACGCTCGCCACCACAGACTGGACGACCCGCCCATCGTCCGACTTCATGAGCTTTTCTTCGGGCGAGTCGATCGCAGCTGACCGTCATCTGGTCTCGCTCATCGTCCGCAATTCGTCCGAGTCTGGCTCCGTCTGGATCTCGGGTCGCTCGGACCTCACCACGGAGTCTCCTGAGACCGTCGGCGGAGCGATTGAGGTGCCCTACGGAGAGCAACTCACCATCGGCCTGTACGGGTCACAGGCTTCGGCTATCGCCTATTGCGGCGACGTCGGTAGTACCGTCAGCATCATCGCCACTTTCTTTCCGTACTGAGAGGCAACATGAGCGTCTCCCCAGGATTTTCGGTTCTCCGCGGCGGAGTGGGTCCGGCTGGTCCGGCTGGACCGCAGGGCATCCAGGGCATCCAGGGCGTGCAAGGTCCGCAGGGTGACCAGGGTGTTCAGGGCGTGCAGGGTCCGCAGGGAGACCAGGGCATCCAGGGCGTGCAAGGCGACCAGGGTGACCAGGGCATCCAGGGTATTCAGGGTGTGCAGGGTATCCAGGGCGTGCAAGGCGACCAGGGTGACCCCGGCACGCCCGGTGCCGATGGCGACCGATACGCGACGACGAGCACCACATCCCTGACCATCGGCAATGGGGTTCGCTCGTTCACCGTCGAGACCGGCCTCGACTACACGGTGGCTCAGCCCATCATCATCGCCCACGATACCGGCACGCACATGCACGGTACGCTCACGAGCTATAGCGCGATCACCGGCGCCATGGTCGTGGACGTGTCGCGGCACACCGGCTCCGGCACGTTCAGCACCTGGAGCGTAAACCTGGAGGGCGTGGCTGGCGTGCAGGGGCCTGCCGGTCCGCAGGGTGAGCAGGGCCTGCAAGGCATTCAGGGCGAGCAGGGCATCCAGGGCGAGCAGGGTATCCAGGGAGCACAGGGCGACCAGGGTATCCAGGGCGTGCAGGGTGTTCAGGGCGTGCAGGGTGACCAGGGTGACCAGGGTCCGCAGGGTGACCAGGGCGTTCAGGGCGTGCAGGGTCCGCAGGGAGACCAGGGTCCGCAGGGTCCGCAGGGTCCGCAGGGCGACCCAGGCGCCCCGGGCGCGACAACCGTCACTGGGCTGACTGACCGCTACGAGGAGCTGCCGTCGCAGACCTTCAGCGACTTCGCTCACGGCGGCCTCGTGCCTGCGTCGCCCACGCGGGACATCCAGACTGCAATCGACGCGACCCCGGTCGGCCCGGCCTGCCAGGTCATCGTTGGACCCGGCTCCTACGCTGGGGCGACGGTCACCATCCCGACCGGCCGCAACAACATCGCCATCATCGGACCGAGCGCGGGCGACTTCGGCGGGACCATCGCGAGCCTCACCTCCGGTCGAGCACTCACCATCGGGAACAACGCCGTTCGGGTGCGCCTGGTTAACATCCAGATTGAGGGCCTGACGACCATCTCGACGACGGGCGCGGGCATCCATCGTATCGAGCGATGCCAGCTCGAGGGCGGCCTGACCGTGGGCGCCATCTCGTCCGATATCTATCTCGTCGGGTGCACGCTCGGGTCCGTCACCGTCAACGCTGGATTTACCGGCCTGCTGTTGATCGACCGTTGCCTGTTCAACGCCGGGGCGGTTTTCACAAACAACGCGATCCAGACCCGAGTGCTCATCTCGGACACTGCTGGTCTAGCCAGTGCTCCGTCGACGACTGCGTACCTCAACGGTCGCTTCCAGCTCGCGTCAGGCGCGACGCAGTTCTTCCAGGACGGCGGCTTGCTCCTGAAGGCACCGCTCACGGCGGTCAACGGCCTGACGCCGGCAGCAGACCGCATCGCCTACTACACGAGCGCCAGCGCGGCGGCGATGACCGCGCTCAGCGCGTTCGGGCGCTCGCTCATCGACGATGCGGATGCGAGCGCAGCTCGTACTACCCTCGGCCTCGGGACCGCTGCGACGCAGGCGTCTGGTGCGTTCCAAACGGCCGACGCGACGCTGACTGCCCTCGCTGGACTGACGACGGCGGCCGACAAGCTGCCGTACTTCACGGGTGTCGATACGTCGGCTGTCACGACCCTGACGACGTTTGGGCGCTCGCTCATCGACGATGCGGACGCATCAGCCGCGCGTACAACGCTCGGGCTCGGGACGGCGGCCACCGCCAACACCGGCACTGGGGCGGGCAACATCGTGGTTCTCGACGGGCTATCTCGGCTGCCCGCTGTCGATGGCTCGCAGCTCACTGGCATCGCTGGTGGAGCTCCCTATGCCTCCGATGTCTGGGACTACGAGTGGAACGCGTCGGCCGGCACCACGATGGAGACCGACGGCTGGACGAAGACCGGGGTCATCACTGACACCTCGACGACCATCGGCGCGTACACCGCGCGGCTCCTGACGCCCACTGCCAACTCCGGCGCGGCGTACATGAGCAAGGTCATTTCGAGCACCGCGCCGGTCACCGGACTCAGCATCTACGGGTCGTTCGAGCTCCGAGTGCTCTGCGTTCTGCCAGCGTCGACGTCAGCGAACATCGTTCACGCCCTGGCGTTCTGCATGCAGGCTGGCGGAAACCAGTTCATCCCTGCCGTCACGTCGACCGCAATCTGGGCGTCGAGCGGCGCTGGCACGCTGACGTCCCTCACCCTGACCGCCGGGCTCCCGAACCGCTCCATCTGGATCACCATCCGGTGTGCCAACGGCCTGACCTCCGGGTCTGTCGCCGGTACGAGCTACACCGAGGTCTGGGTCGGAGGAATCCGGATCTGGACCGGCATCAGCACGACGCCGTGGGCAACGTTCACGGCCGGCTCTGAGGGCCTGCTTCGCATCGGACGCATCGTCGGGCCCGGCAGCGGCGGCAACGTCGAAGCGGTCAAGGTCGCGTCGATCAAGTGGCGCGCCGGATGGAACGCGGCGCCTGTCGACTACACCCTGCGTGCGCTGTATGGAGCACCCGGGCCGTGACAGCAGAGCACGAACCAGTGCCGCACTCGCGGCCTGTGAGGATCATGAGTCGCGATAGGTGGTCGAGGACCGTGCTCGTGGGCCTGGCTGGCATCGCTGGCCTGACCCTGCTCGGCATCGTCGCGCTCATCGTGGGCAGTGCAGACGGGGCGACCCTGGGCGCCATCGTGGCTGGTATCTCTGGGTGCGTCGGTGCCGTATCGGGTCGATCTGCATCGACTGGATCGTCACCGTGAGTCCGTTCGACTTGGCCAGGTCTCTCTGGCTCATCGTGACCGCCGCTGACTCAGAGCACGAGGCTCGTCGCCAGCGAGCTGCAGCCGCTGAAAAACGCCTCAATCAGGCGCTGCAGGCTGTGGAGCGTGCGCGTGAGCAGCTCTCCACGTACGAGCGCAGGAAAGGTCTCAGACCATGACCCTATCGGTACTGCTCGCATCGGCAGTCTATGCCTGCCCGATGTACACCCAGGGAGAGCCTTTGCCGGTCTCTGCTATGGTCGGATGTCCGGTCCCCGTCTCTGGACTGATATATCCAGACTCTCACGCGCATGACGACCAGCAGGCCATCGAGGCTCTAGCGCTGGCAGGTCGTGAGCTGACTGCGGCCCGGTCTGAGGTCGAGTCCATGCGATCAGCTCCTGGGCCGGCAACTTGGGCCACCATCGGCGCCATCGTAGGTGCTCTGCTCACCTATGGGGTTATCGCGGGAGTCGAATGATGGATGCGGCCGAATTCATCCGCACTGCGTCGGTCGTCCTCGGGATGTTGTCGATCCTAGCAGGGGTGTTCATCTGGGTCATGCGTGTGCAGATCCAGTCCGCGCTGAGCCCCGTCATGCTCGCCCTTCAGGCGGCGCACCATCGACTCGAGGACCACGGCCGCCGGATCGATGCTGTCGAGAAGAGCGTCAGCGATAAGGCGAGCCGGTCAGATGTCGAGCTGCTGGTGACGGTCGGCCTGGCCAAACACAACGGGCATCACGAATGACGCTGGCCAGGTTGCCTCGTCTCCAGTCGTCCCCAGGAGAGGCCATGGCCTCGTAACGTCAGAGTCGGATCACGCGGCTCACGCCGTACATCGATTCGGGCGCGCAGGGCATCGGCGCCGAGCATCGCGGTTCGCTGCTGGATCGCCAGATAGGCCTTAGCGTACTGACTGTCGTCCTCGAAGGTGTCGGCCTCGGCAAGTGCGAGGTGCAGCGGATCAGCGTCGGCACACAGCATGCACCACCGGAGATATACGGACGACCCTCCTGGCTCAGAGATCCGTAGCACAAAGACCGATGGGCCGTCGTAGGCCACGGAAGCGCCACAGTAGAGACAGGCGCGCATCATGATGACGTTCCTCGGAGGGCCCGCATGGCCGCGACCAGGGCGGCGCCGCGAGTCGGGCCGCAACCAAGCGATTCCTCGTCGCGCGAGTCTACGCCGTGCACGGTGCCACGAGCCCATGTGTCGACGTGCCCGCCCGCCATCGCATCGACCTGCGCGAGCATCACGCCCACGGTCGCGGGGTCGTCAGTGTCGATGGCGAACACGTCAGGCAGCATTCCGCCGCTTTCGACTGACGTGCTCCCCTTGACCGCCGCTCGCCGTCGAGGCTTCCACCGCCGCGTCTCGTCGACAAGTCGAACGGCCCGCGTGTGCATAACCGTTGCCACAACCTTGCCGCCTGCGTCGACGATGTTCGCAATGGGGTGCTCATCTTCGGCGCCGACCCACCCGGCAACCCGGAACCATCGCGCGTCGTCCCTGGGAAAGCTGCACAGCACTCGCACCCCGCTCTTTGGGTGGAACAGCCGCGCGGCCTCACGGTCAAGGTCGGTCGGTTCGGTCTTCATGGCTCGCCCCCGTTCATCATCTCGGCGATGGCCCGGCGCTGCATCTCTGCGGCCTCGAACGGGCGCAGCCGCTCGACC